AAATTCATTTAATACTTCTTCACCTAAAATACTTTTAACAGTTGATACTTTAAGGTTTAAATGCATTGCTATTTCTTTAGCTGATTTTCCTTCTTGATCCATCGTATAGATATCTTTCATACGACCTTCATCAAACATTTCTTCTTTAACATCTCCAACAGGTGCTTGACTCAGCAACCACTCTTTGTGTGTTTTATTTGGATGTACTTTAGTACAATCGTGTTCTTCGCCTAAAATAGATTTAGGCATAATTTCTACATCACCTGCAACTTTTTCAGTTTCTTTTTGTAATGCTTTTTTAATTTGGTCTACGTCTTTTTTTGGAACGTATAGATTACCATATGAAAATCTAATATGACCGAATCCATTTTTCTTTAAAAAAGATAGAACGCCACCCTCATAGCCTTCTTTCATTTTCTCCAATGTTTCTCTCATTGGTTGTCTGTAGCGACTCAGCTTCCACTTTTCCATTTGTTCTTTTAAATCTCCCATTTAAGTAAAAATCTTTCTCTTTTTAAATATATATGACAAACTATGTCTGCTATATAAATGTCCTCCGTGAACATCAAAACTTCTTCTTAACTGATCCATATAAATTCTATCAAGTACATTACCACGAGCACCTTTTGCTGGAGCATTAACACCAGCAGGTTTGAGAACATCTCCTGATACTTTATCTATAAAAGCAGCAATGCCTCGTTTCTGACCTCTCTCGGTATCCCAAATCTTAATGTACTTTGGTCCTACAGTTTGAGAAAATGCTCTACCCATTTTCTTAAACATATCCCTAAATGATGGATGAGTTTTAATCTTATCTGCACCAATTTTTATATACTCTCCTACACCTTTTGCAACATTAGGGTTAGCCATAGCTTCGTATATAGATTGGACGTAGTCCTTATATGTTTTTGGCATTTCTCTCTCTAAATTTTGTCAATCATCTTAGCGACTACTTCATTTAGTTTTGCTTTCCACTCTTCTTTATAACGTTGCTTATATTTATCTATTACTGAATCTTGGGCAGCCCATTCACTAACTTCTTTTTTTGTTAGTGTATCTTCTCCAACTTTAGCATCCGTTGCCTTACCTGGGTGAGATATATACTTATCTGTAGGTTTTCCACGGTCTTTTGCGTCAACTGGTTTCTCATCTGGCGTTTCTAAAGGCGTCATTTCCTTGCAATGATTAGCATAATCAGCCCCTATTTCATAACTATCTGTAAATGTTTTGTATGATTTCTTTTCTAATGGTGCTGTAGGTTTAGGCACACTTTGTACTGCTGTAAATCCATAATCAACATCAAGGTTGTACTCTCTTAATGTAGGTTCTTTATTAGCAGCAACTGGAACACAATCCCAAATCCAGCATTTGTGTAAATTATTATTTGTATCTTCTAGTACAATATAGTTCGTACCCCTACGTACAACTTTACCTTGTTTATCTTCTTTAAGATACTTGACCTGGTCTCCCAAATTGAATATCATTTCTCTAACGTATAGGTCTCTTACTTGTTTCTGTTCAAACTGTCCCAATGTCATAACTGGTTTTGAATCATCTGATTTATACTCTTCTTTTATACCCATACCTTTTCTTATAGATTTAAACAGTCCTTCAACATCTCTAAATTGAGATGGTAGTCCTCTCTTAAATGTCTTTATATCATCATTTTGAGCAGCATCCCTCATCTTACTCGCACTCATACCAGAAGCGCCGTCTGCGTCAGGATCCCTCTCTCCAGCAGATATAACATCTATGTTTTTAAAGTTATAGTGTCCGTGTCTGCTATTAATATCATTATACTTTTTAAGTATAGTATCAAACTCTCTTACTCTATCACTACCTACAACCATTTTAATAGCATTGAACCCTTGTTTATATAATCTAGTAACAATATCTAAAATCATATTCGTTGTATTAATTTCAATGTTTCTAGCGTATTGTGGAAACATTTGTTTCATATACTTTAACTTATCTCTAACAGATAATGGATTCTTTTTACTATCTTCGGACCTACTAATATAAATTTTATAATTTCTGTCTGCTCTTGCAACTTTATTAATAAGTTTTTCGTGACCTATTGTTGGTGGATTAAATCTACCAAATGTAAATGCAATAGACTTACTAGCAACTGCTTCTGATTTCAAACTTTTTATTTCAGCGTCTGTTACCTTTTCATCTTCTAAAATAGCTTTACACTTGTCAAAGAATTTTGTATAATGGAATTTCTCCAAATACTTATAGACAACATTTTTAGGTAACTTATGAGCTATACCATATTTTTTAATCTCTTCTGGTGTCAAAGGTCTATTAAATAAATCCCTTCTTGCCTGCATAAGAGTATCTCCCATTTCGGAAAATTTCTTTATAGCATCCTCTATCTCTTCTAATTTCTCAGCAGTTTTTAAATGTAAATCTAATACATCATTTGGTTTTAATTCTTTTAACTCTTCATAGTCAACTATATCTCTTTGTAATTCTCCTTTAACAACATCTATTTCTGCAACTTTCTTTTGGAAATCTGCCTCATATTTTTTAGGATCAAACGTTTGTTCTTTAGGTCTCTTATCAAATTTCTGTTTGAGTACATCATAAACACCTGTAGCAGTTTTAAGATGAGCAGTATTTACTCCAGGATCAGTTTGAACATAATAATTAATCGGGTGTTGTGTTCCTGGTACAAGTTTACCATTTAATGTTCCTACAGATTTTCTTGCTTCTAAACCAACTGTTTCTCTTTTCTCTACTGGCAGGTCTATCAATACATCAATATCTAAATCTGCGTCATTTCTATATCTCTTTCCAATAATAGAACCTATTAATTTTATTGATACAACAGGACCAAATTTTTCAAAAGTCTTTGCACCAGCTTTAATCATATCTAAAACTTTTGGTTTTAATTTTGGATTTTCTGTTTCAGCGTCATCAAATATGCCTATAGCATATCTACCTTTAGGTACATCTATAATACTTTCAGGAAGCATTCTACCTACACTAAACAATGTATTCTTATACATTTTTTCTTTTGTTATCCAAGCTTTTGCTATATGACTTTTAACAGGTGCTCTTAAATATTGTCTTACAATTTTACTACAATTATTTAAAGTTTGTGTTACTAATTCATTATCTGATTTATTATTATCTACTACTAGAAAATTTGATTGACCAAATAATCTTTGAAACTTACCTATATTTCCTTGTACACCTTTCCAAGATTGTACTACAACATACTCTGGTATGTTTCTTGTTCTTGATTTATTTCTTTCTATTGCTACATCTAAAGTTGTGTTAACAAATACCATATAACAATCATAACCTAAATTATATAATTTTCTATACTCCTCATTAATTCTAGCATAATCTCTACCTGTAGCGTCAACAACTAATCCTAATCTACCAAAAAGATACTGGTCTAATTGTTTATACATAAGAGATTTTGCTTTATCTCTCATTCTATCTCTTATTTGTTTTTCACTTTCAGGCATAGTTGCTTTTAATCCTGCATTTTGTAATGCCCTTTCAAAGTGACTATCTGAATTTACAAATCTTAATCCTGTACCTGCAAAAGAACTAGAGGCGATAAACGTTTTACCACTCCCAGGTCCTCCTGCCATAAAGAAGGCTTTAAATATACCTGGATCATATACACCTTCTTGTAATAAAAATTCTTTAAACTTCATTTATTTCCATCCTTTTGGCAACGTAAAGTTTGCCCTACTAAATTCTAATCTATCTACTAATTTTACTGCACCTGCTACTCTATCTACTGCAACAAATCCTTCTGGTGCTGTTACTCTATATCCTGTTCCTGTTTTAATATAGTGTCCAATTTGTTGTATCTGATTCATCTTTTGTATCAATGTAGTCTTCGCATTTGCTAACGTTACGTGACTTGCAATTGCAAAATACAAAGAAGATTTATTTTGATTGATAAATTTTAAACCAGTTGCTAATATATCTCTATATTTTTGTTTTGCTTTATCTGTTTTTCTTGCGTCTATTTCCATCTTTAAAATATTTTCATAGTAATCTCTAAACATATCTTGCAAAACTTTAACCTTTCCCATACCACCTTTATTACTCTTAATATAATAATTGAAAAAGGATTTTAATCTAAACCCTACAGACAAAGGATTACTAGCACTACTTTGCATTTCATCTAATATTTTTGCACCCCTTTGCAATGAACCTTCTGCCATTCTTATTTGAGCGTCAAACTTACTTAATTCTGATTTAGTAAACATAATAGAACCAGAATCGTCCCTATAAGCAGCACTCGCTACCCACACTCTTGAATTACCTGAACCTCTAACGTTACCAAAATTTGCGTTCAAAGCTTTTATAGTCTTACCTGTGTACATTGTATGGAAAACTATAC